AAGCTTTTTCGATATTAGCATCGCCATACGGGACGGCTTGACCTGCTACCCGTACGAACTGCGCTTCTGGTAACTCAGCCAGCGTATCCAACAGTTCGGCCTTGAGTGTTTCCCACGTCTTGTACATCGCTTAGATCTCCTGTTTGATGGTCATCGGCATGATGAGCGCCAGCGCAGGGCAGTTGCCCACAAGCGTTGCCCGCATGGTGATCGCGCTGGCTTCGGGCTTATCCCAGCGAATCACCGTTTGGGCCGCCAGCCCGTCAAACGTTTGGCACGCCAGCGCCAGCTTGAACGGATCGATCCCCGTGTGGCCCTTTTTGCCTGGGATCGTTGTGGTATCAGCTCGGCACGTCACATGCGTGCGCAAGCCGTCGTACCGCGTCGTTAGGCTCATAAGATCATCGCTGATCTCAAGGCGCGCCGGGTGTGTATACTTCCCCGGCAAGATCGCGCACGCGCTGGCGGCAGCAGCGGCCAGATCGCCCGCGTACACCGACGCTACATGCGCCCCGTCATCCGGGGGCGGGATCAGCCGATCCGCATCCGGGTAGCGCGCATCCGTAAGGGCAACGTCAAGGGTTTGATCATCGCACGTGAGCGCCGCCGCGCCGTGATCATCCCACGTGATCAGCATGTTAGCACTCGCTTTGCGGCCAAAGCTCTTCATGTACGCTTTCAGGGTTGTGGCGGGGATGAGCAGCGACACCGGATCGAACGCAGTCACGGGGATGCCCACGCGGGCAAGCTGCCAGTTGTTCGTGGCGGTCAACGTCAAATAGGCGGGCATCTTCGCCGCCGTGGGCGGCTGAAACGAGATCGAAATCAGTTCAAGCACTGGTATGGCACTGTTGGGCTTTTCAGCCACATAGGCCACGCCTGCAACGGCGCGGGCGAACAGGGAACGGCTTAGGGCGATGCTCGGCATATACGCTCTCCTTAGCTCAAAACTTAATCCACCGTCAATAGTATACGCGCTTTTTTGGGATCTGTCAACTACGATATGCGCTTACCCTTCCCACCCTTCACTACTGTGAACCCTGTGAATGGTATATTTATTAACGCACACGAGAAGAAAACTAGAAGAAAAAGAGAGTATATATGTACATATATATTAATTGCGCCGTTTACTCTTCACACCGTTCACACAACGCGACGGCGCAACACCTGTGCAAAAGCCTTCACACGCTTCACCTTGACGCGCCAACTAGACTATAACAAGATCGTCACACAGAAAGTAGGTAGGCATGGCCGACGTGCGACCGATTGACCCGCGTGAGCATACGCAAAAGCTGATAGACATCTATACGCGGCGTCTTCAGGAATTGGAAAAACAGATCGCCCTGACGGGCTATTACAACGGACCGCCCGAACGGATCTTAGAAGCCGAGCAGCTACGGGCCGCTATTGCGGGCCTTGAAATGTATCGCGCCAGCGCCCCGGATAAGCTGATTGATCGGCGCGATCCGCAAATCGAAGAGCGACTGCATACCATGGTGAGTACGATCATGGCTACCGTGGGGGAAGTCGCGAACGTCAAGCATGTGACCCGTACGGCCATAGACGAACTGCGATCCGAACTGTATCGTACGCGAACGTTCGCGCTATGGGCTATTGTGGCGTACGCGTTCGTGCAAGTCGGGTTGCTTGCGGCTGTGGTGTACGCGTTGGTACAGGCGCATTAGTTGACAGGTGTAACAATGGCGCTTACAGGTAAAACGGGGAAAGCAATAACGCCCGTCCAGCGTCGGCGCTTCTTTGCGGGGCTCAAAGCGCGGGGAACGGTTGAGTACGCTTGTGAAGCAGCGGCCATAAGCCGTACGACGGCGTACCGCTACAAAGCACAGGATAAAGTGTTCCGCGAACTGTGGGAAACGGCTATCGAAGCCCACAAAGATGTGTTGCTCGGGGAAGCAACGCGCCGCGCCGTCGAAGGCGACGAACGCATAATCGAAACGTTCGATCCGCGAACGGGCAACCTGATCCGGCGCGAAGTTCGGCGCGACTATAGCGATACGCTCATGGGCAAGCTCTTAGAAGCTCGGCTACCCGCTATGTTCCGCCGGGGGCTTGATCTTACGATCCGCCCTGGCTCAGGTGCTACCGATCCCGCCCAGCTCACCGAAGCCGAGCTACTGAAAATCGCCGCTGCAAGCCCTGTGCTCGGGGGGCAAGCCGACGCCGATCATGTGGCCGGGGAAGTCGAAGAAGAGCAGTACGCCATGCTCCCACCGGGCTATAGCGATGCCGATCTGAGTGACGCGCCACTCTTCGAAGATGACCCCGACGATCCCGACATCATAGAAGGCGAGCTATGCTAGATGCGCCGTCACACATCGGGCCACAGGACGCGGCCAAAGAGCTGCTAGCGCGTCAGGCAGCACGCCGCGATCTGTTGTCCTTCACAACCTATACCATGCCGAAATACCACGTCAACTGGCATCACGAAGTTACATGCCAGGTGCTCACCGACGTGGTACGCGGCTTGCTGCCGCCCGATCATGCTGAGTATCTACCGCCAGCGCCGCCGGGGGGCTATGTGCCAGGCGTCAACGCGCCAAAGCGCGTAGCCATATGCCAGCCGCCCCGCAACGGCAAAAGCGAGCTGGCCAGCCGACGCCTACCCGCGTTCGCGTTCGGCAAGATCCCCGATCTACAGGTCATCAGCGCCAGCTATAGCGCCGATCTGGCGTCTATGATGAATCGCGACGTTCAGCGCATCATAGACGGCCCACGCTATCAGAATGTGTTTCCCCACGTCGGGCTGAATGAGAAGAACATACGAAGCGACGCCAGCGGCTCATATCTTCGAAACAATGACATCTTTGAGATCGTCGGCTACGAGGGCCGCTACCGAAGCGCGGGCATCGGCGGGGGCATCACGGGCATGGGCGCACGGCTCGGCATCATTGACGATCCGTACAAGCACAGGAAAGACGCCGATAGCGAAGCATGGCGAAAGACCGTCAAGGAATGGTACACCAGCACGTTCTATACGCGCCTTGACGATCCCAGCGCGGCCATTGTGATCATGATGACCCGTTGGCATGATGAAGATCTGCTAGGCTGGCTCTTTGACTTAGAGCGCAGCAACCCGAACGCGGATCAATGGCTACTGATAAACTTTCCCGCCATACTGGACGCTGTGCCGGACGCTATCAAAGAGCCGAAGCATTACGATGCGTATCAACGCTTCGAACGTCGGCAGCTCGGGGATCTGTTGTGGCCTGAGAAATACCCTATCGAACGGTTGGAAGCGATCCGAGCGAACGATCCGGGCGACTTCGAAGCATTGCAGCAGCAGCGCCCGATCAAGCCCGGCGGCGGCATGTTCCCGCGTGAGAAGCTGGCGATCATTGATCGCGATACGTTCATGATCTGGCCTGATATGCTGGCCGTGCGCGGCTGGGATAAGGCCGGAACGGACGGCGGCGGGGCGTACACGGCTGGCGTGTTGATCGTGTTCGATCCCCAACGGCGCTATGGCGCAAGCTACATTGTGGCCGATGTGCAGCGCATCCAATACGAAGCCCTGGCGCGTGAGACCTTGATCCGCACAACGGCCTACGCGGATCGCGGGCGCTATGGCTATGTGGTCTACGCGATAGAGCAGGAACCCGCCAGCGGCGGCAAGGAAAGCGCACAGAACACGGTACGCAACACGCTTGCAGGCTTCGAAGTGTACGCCGAGCCAGCCAGTAACGACGGGGACAAAGAGCGCCGCGCTCGGCCCTTCTCAATTCAGGTCAAGGCCACAAACGTGGCGCTTATCGAAGGCGAATGGAACGAAGCATATCTGAATGAGCTATCGCGCTTCCCGAGCGGGAAGTACAAAGATCAAGTAGACGCTAGCAGTTTGGCCTTTAATAAGCTGGCGCTTGGCTGGGAAGACGCCGGGGAAGTGATCGAAGAGGAACCGCTGTATATATCCCCATTTTAATCTTTAACTAGCAACTACACAGCGTAGATTGCTATAATAGGCGTTAACGAAGGGGAAAACACATATGAAGCTAAAACGTGTGACGGTTGTAGCTGGCCCAACACAAGTAGCCTATGAGATGAACGACGGCAAGATCACGATCTGGCTCGGGGAGTATGCCGATCAGGCACCGCGTACCGCGTTCCGCACACAGATCGCCGCCGGGGCTACAAAGTTCATCGTAATCGACAAAGACGAGATGACCGAAGACGAACGGGCGCAAGCCCAGCGGCCTACGCCCGCTATGGAGGACGTGAGCGCATGAGCCGAACGAAACTAGCCTTGCTGGCGCTGCTGGCCGCGCTGCTGCTGTGGCTCATGCTGGCCATAGCCCAGCAGACCGCACACAGCCAGGACGCCACGCCGTACCGCCGGGCGCTACCGCTGGTAGCGAAAGCACCAGGCGCGGCCCCGACGCCCGGTAGTGTGCCGAGCTTGCAGCTTGTGGCCCGTGTGGCCATGCCGTATGGCTGCCTTGCAGGCGATAGCCCGCTAGCGCAGTCGGACGGCCACGGGGGCTGGCTGATCGAATGCTTCCGCGTGGATAGTGCAGACGGCGCGGGCGCGGCCCCGGTGTACTGGTTCCCCGGCTGGACGGTTGCGAAGCCGATCAACGGTACGCGGGCCGGGCTGGCCAGCGAAGCGCCCGACGCGGCCACGCGGGCCGCGCCGATCACCGATTGCCGGGGCGCATGGGGCTACGATGCCCAGCAGGATACGCGCTACTACTTCAGTTGGGATTGCAGCCAGAGCAGCCGCCGCCCGACGCTGGTTGTAAGCCAGGTGGTGTGGCCATGACCCCGACGCCAGAAGAAGCCGCCCAGCTTCGCGCCGTCGCTGCCGCTCGGCAGCTAGCCGAAGCGAGCAACGCCAGCGCTGAAGCAATGCGCCAGCTCGGCATAGCGCTACAGCGTGCCTACGCTGTGCCGCTCCCTGTGTTCCCGCCCGTCTTCGATCAAGCTCGGCCCCATGCTCGGCTCACGTTCGGGATCTGGTACGAGTTCGGCAACGGCGACATGGCACAACCTACGGAAGGTGACAAGCATGAGTAAGCGGATCGGCCCCTTGACCGTCACAGTACGGCTAGCCCCCGATTTTTTAGACCGCCTGAGCGACATGTATGCAACATCGTTACAGGCGGCACTAGCCGACACAGCGGATCGGATCGCGGCTGAAGCGTCCGGGCGGGATGTGACGCTATCGATCCGCCAGCCCGAGCCGTCCGGGGATGCAGCGCGGGCTATTGCGCATCATGCTGCATGGGCTGTGTCGATCAACCCTGGCGTACTGGACGCGCTACCGCTGGACTATGATCGGCGTGAGCGCATCCGGGCATTGTGTGGCCCGGATGTGGTAGATCGGATCGATGAAGTCACAAAGCGGACCGGCCACACGTGGGGCGCAGCGGCGGATCTGGTACTGGCGGGCTATATCCCCGATGAGGATCTAGGCTTATGAGCACGTTCAATCAGCTAGCCAGCATCAGCGACATACGGGATCTCATCCCCCGCGCCACGTGGAGCATCGGCACGCGGCGCGACACGCTGTACTTTGTGCTGCACTACAACGGCCCCGCTGTGGCGGGCTTCGGCTATCCGCGTGCCGAGCGCGATCAGATGATCGCCGATGCCCGCTACCACATGCGGCCCGGTGCGCTCGGGGCGGCCAGCGGGGGGGACGGCCTGCAATACCACGGCGGCACGTTCAGCGACGGCACAAACTGGCAATTCCGCGACTGGACGGCCCAGCTATGGCATTGTGGCCATGCGCAAGGCAACGCCTACGGCCTGAGCTGGCATGTGCCGCTAGGCGGCACACAGCAGCCGACCGCCGCCCAGCGGGCCGCCGTGCTGGGTGTGATCGACGCGGCCCGCCAGACATGGCCGGGGATCACGGTGCTGAATGTTCGGGGCCATAAAGAGTTTAAGGCCACGGCATGCCCCGGCGAAGCCATGGCCATCGTGACGGCCTACCGCTCAGGGAGCCGAGCGCCCACGGGCGCGGTACAGCCGTTCGTCACGACGTACAAAGCGAACGTTCGGACCGCGCCCGCTGTGACCGCGCCCATAGCCGCTGTGTGGCCCGCTGGCCATACGTTCGGCGTGACGCGGGTGATCGAAGACGGGGGAGACTTTAAGGGCGTACGCACGTGGGTGCGTACCGTCGAAGGTTGGTACGTGCACCTGAGCGCGTGCCGTTCAGCATAGGAGTAGAAGCCGTGGTATCAAATCGTACAAACAGCATATTTATCGCGGTGGCCGTGGTGATTTTCGCCATTGCGGGCCTGTGGCTCGGGCGGCCCCCGAGCGCGACGCCTTCGACGTTCGGCCAGATCGTGATCGCGTTCGTGGCCGATGACCGAACCCGCGTGCTCTTGTTCACGATCCTGGCGGACGTGGTGACGGGCGTGATCGCCGCCATGCGCATGGGCGTGGCCGATGCCCAGCAAACCGCCCGCTTTTTCGAAACGTCGATTTTGCGCTATGTGTTAGGCTATCTCCTTTTCTGGTGCGTGGCGCTCTTCGGGCTAGGCGATATTTTGCCCGAGACGATCACCAACGCCATAGCCGCCGTGGGCTATGCCCCGGCCATGGTAGCGCTCACCGCGTCGATTATCGACAACGTGCGGCGGGCATCGTTAGGGAACACACCGCCGGAAGATGAAAACATGGCCGATCCGCCCGCCGATCCGGGCGCTATCGGCTGATGTGGATAACCTGTGGATAAATGTGTATAACCCCTCTACGGCCCGCGCAATGGGCCGTAGGGGCATAATTAAAAAAGCCATATAAGCGTATGCGTTTGTAGGCGTTCGTCGATTACAGAGAATCATGTCATAACGATTGATTGCAACGCCTTATAATCGGTCAAGTCGTTATAAACCCTTTACAGCATTTTTAAGCGTTGACGCGGCCTAAAATAGAACACTCATTCTAAATTAACCCCTATAACTGTATACTGTTAGGCATGGCGCTTAGAGCTATGCAAAAGTGGGTAAGGGATTATGGCACACAGCTATGGCACATTGGAAAACGGATTGTTGGTTCCGCGCCAGCTCAAAGAGCGGATCGCCGAACTGGAGAACGATCCGCAAGAGCAGGGCTGGCTACCGTTAGGCGAAGGTGGTGACTTTGAGTTCACGCGAGAGTACCGCCAGACGATCACGCGGCTGGCGCGGCTCATGTTTTTGAAAAACCCGGTCATCCGCAGGGGCGTCACGATCAAGGCTGATTATGTGTATGGCCGGGGCCTGAGCATCACCGCACATGATGAGAACATCAACGATGTGGTACAGGCGTTCATACGCGACGAACGCAACCAAGCCGAGCTATTCGGCCATGCGGCGGCCATTGAAAAAGAGCGGGAATTGACCCTTACGGGGAACCTGTTTTTCCCGTTTTTCACCAACCCGCTCACCGGGGCCACACGGGTGCGATCAATCGATCCCGATGAGATCACCGAGATCGTGAGCAACCCGGATGATAGCAAAGAGCCATGGTTTTACCGCCGGGAATGGACCGCACGCACGTTCGATATGGCCACGGGGCAAAGCGCCGACGTGCGGCGCGTGGCCTTCTATTGCGATTGGCAATATCAGCAGCCGCCCCCGGCCAGCATCGGCGGGCATCCTGTGATCGAAGATGCCCGGATTTACCATGTGAAGTCGGGCGGCTTCGCTAGTTGGAAGTTTGGGCTATCGGAGATCTACGCGGGCATTGACTGGGCAAAAGCCTACAAAACGTTTTTAGAGCACTGGGCTACCATTACGGCGGCGCTTGCCCGCTATGCCTATAAGATGCGTTCGAAGAAGGGCCGCGCCAGCCGCCAGGCCGCCGCCGCTCGGCTCGGGGCTTTCGCGCCAGGGGCCGCGCCACAGAATCCCCCCGCCACTACGGGCGCGACGATCATCATGGACGATGACACCGACATAGAGCCTATCAAAACGTCGGGCATCACCACGAACCCGAACGACGGGCGGCGCATTTTCCTTATGGCCATAGCCGCGCTGGGCTTCCCCGAGACGTTCTACGGAGATGTGAGCGTCGGCACGCTGGCCACGGCTGAAAGCCTGGACCGCCCCACCGAGCTAATGATCGCGAACCGTCAGGCCATGTGGGCCGACGTGTACCACGCGATCCTACGCTATGTGCTTATGCAGGCCGTCAAAGCCCCCGGCGGGGCGCTCACCGGGATCGGCACGCTGGAATACAACGAGTATAGCGAACAAGCGATCAAGTGGGATCTTGGAATCGATCCGCATGTGGATGTAGACTTCCCGCCCGTCGTAGAAGCCAACACATCGGCCTATGTGGCGACAATCTTGAGCCTACGCGATCTGATCCCCGATCCGCGTGAGCTAGCCCGCATGATCTTGACGGCACTCGGGGAAAACGATGTCGATCAGTTGCTCGATCAGCTCTATCCGGATCGCAACATGGCCGAAGAGCCAGATCCGAACGCGGCCCCGCCAGCCGATCAGCAGCTCGATCAAGAGATGACACAGGCCGCTGAAGCGTTGCGCGAAGCCATGACGGCCCTTCGTAGCGCACTTGTAGAAAGCAAAAAGCAATGACACTACCGTACGCGCTGGACGCTATCGATCTGGCTTTAGACGCGTTGGACGAAGCCCGCCGGAAGCGTCGCACAGCTACCGCCGCGAAGGCCAAACCAGAGCCGACCCTAGCACAGATGGAACAGCGCATGGCCAAAGAAGTGGCGCGGCTGTGGCTGCGCCAGGGCCGCGCCGTGGTGCGTGCGCTGCGCACACAGCGTACCTTGTTCAGCGAAGCGGATCAAGGCGACGGGGACGCTATTGATAAGCTGCTAGATGACGCGATGCAAGATAGCAGCGTAGATATGCTCGACGTGCTAGAACGCTATATGAAGGCGGCAATGCTTAACGGCGGGCGTAAGATAATTAGCGATTTTAATGCCCGTGTGGTTTTTTCGTTGCAAAACCCGCGTGCCGTCGCGTACACTCGTACACACGCGGCAGATATGATCACCGCGATAGATGATACGACGCGGGCCGATCTGAAGCGTATCATCGTCACGGCGATCACGAACGGCGAAAGCTACACGGCAGTAGCCCGCCAGATAGCCGCCAAGTACACGCAGTACACCGCGCCCGCGCCACAGCGGCACATCCGCAACCGTGCCGAGCTTGTCGCCATAACGGAGATCGGCAACGGTTACGCCGCCGGGGCCGAAGTCGGGGCGTATATGCTGGCAAAAGCGGGGGTCAAGCTAGAAAAACAATGGTTGACCGTGGGGGATCGGCGGGTATCGGCGGGCTGCCGGACGAACGCCGCCGCCGGATGGATACCGCTTGATCAAGACTTCCCGAGCGGCCACAGCCGACCGTTGCGCTTCCCTGGCTGCCGCTGTACGGCACAATATCGGCCCGTAGTAGGATAGGACGCTATGCCCGGACGAATGATCAACCGAAAGAACGAAGCGCGGCTACGCGACGCCTGGCGGGCGTTGCGGGATCTCTTTGCTGACGCGAAGATCCCCGAAGATGACACGCCGGACGAATCCACCGCGCCCGCCACGGCAACGGAAGCCGGGGGCTTCAGCACGTCGGATCTTGGCGAGCTGCTACAGACGGCGATCCGCAACGCCTATATGCCCGATCCCGGCATTATCGACGCGTACCGCTTCGATCCGCGCCTGATCGACGTGTACGACACCGAGCTAGTGTACCGTGAAGGTTGGGCCGGGAACTTCTACCGTGTGCCGTTCACCGTTGACGCCAGCGGGGCCGTAACACTCGGCACGCCGTCGCTTGTGGTCCGCAAGGTCACATATGTGGAGCCAGGCGGGGCGCTCACTGAATCAGCGGCATGGTACACGCCCGATCAACAGATCTACCCGATCAGCGAAGCGGCCATAGCGCCTGACGGAACGGCCCGCGTGAAGCTGATCGGCCCCGGTTGGGGCAGCTCGGGCTATTATAGCCCCGAGGTGCTGAAGCGCGATGGCACCAAGCTCTATCGCAAGGGCGTGCAGATGTTTTGGGATCACGCGACGCCCGCCGAAGAAGCCCAGCGCCCGGAAGGATCGCTAGATCGGCTGGCGGGCGTGTTGGAAGCGGACGCCGTGTATGATGTGGCTGGGCCGAAGGGGCCGGGCCTGTATGCCCCGATCCGTGTCTTCGACGCCTATCGCTCCAAGCTGGACGAACTAGCGCCCTACATCGGCACATCGATCCGCGCTATGGGCCGCGCTCGGCTCGGGGAAGCCGAAGGCAAGCGCGGGCCGATTATCGAAGAACTGACCGCCGCCAAGTCGGTGGATTTTGTGACGGTCCCCGGCGCGGGCGGGGCCGTTTTGCAACTGTTCGAAGCCGCCAGGGGGATGGCGACAAGCACGCCCCCGGCCCCACAACCTGTAGGAGATGAGACTATGACCGATGAGCAGATCGCGGCGCTTGTCACCGCCGCTGTGACCGAAGCGATCAAGCCGCTGGCTCAGGGCTATGCACAGCTTCGGGAAAGCAACGCCCGCCAGACCGCACGCGGCCAGATCACCGCGCAACTGGCCGATCCGCGCTACGCGGCGCTGGCCCCGACGATCAAAGAGCGGATCACGTCGGCGGCATGCGCATCGCTGCCGCTGAACGAAGCGGGCCAGCTCGACGCCGCCGCACTCAGGACGGCTACGGACAAGCTGATCGAAGCCGAGATCGCCTACCTTGTGTCGGCTGGCGCTGGGCGCGGCCTGGGCGCTATCCGGGGCATGGGCGAAAGCCAGCCGCTCGGGGAGAGCGGGCGCGGCGCGGATGCGCCCAACGGGGGCGCGGATCTGGAAACGGCCCTGAACGAGAGCTTTACCCGCTGGGGCCTGACCGCCGACGAAGCCAAGATCGCAGCGCGGGGCCGCGCCTAAAGCCGCCCACGCGCCCGCCGGACGTTCACACGCACACAAGAAAGCAGGATAGTAGCTATGGCTAAAAATCAGGTGTACCGCCCCGGCCAGACCTTCCCCGCGCCCGTGCCGAGCGGCACGCTATCGGGCGATCCGGTGGTAATCGGGGTGCTGCCGGGCGTGGCGCTGGTAGACCGCCAGAGCGACGGTACGGCCACAATCGACACCGCCGGGGTCTATGAGTTCACCGTCACTGGGGCCGTCACGTGGGGCGCTCAGATCTACGCGGTGCTGAGTT